TAACAATTTGTGAGAAAGGAATAAACCCAGAAGCAAAGTTTGATATATTAAAGGAGGAGCGTGATACAATGAGTGATAAATTGGAAAAAACGTTAGAAGAGATTAATGAGCTGATGAAGCAAGTTAATTCTCTTCAAAAAGAGGAAGAAGCACCTGAAGAGGAAAAAGCAGAGTATATGGATACCCAAGAAGAAGAAGGGGAGTCATTAGAACTTGCAGATTCAGAAGATGCTGATTCAGAAGAGTTGGAGTTAACAAACTTCGATAATGAGGCAAAAGGTAGGACTGGGCCAGAAGGCTTTGTTGAGGCAGGTTTAATCGGTGAGGAATCACAAGGAAAGAAACTGCCACAAGCAGCGCAAGTTGGGCCATTATACAAGGAGTGGCAGAACGAGGAGTTCGCTACTTTAGACCTATCTAATGCCAATGTAGAAAAGGCGTATGAAGCTTTTAAGGCAGAACAGCTGGAAAAGATGGCATACGACTCCTTGAAGAAGCAGTTTGAAACACGCTTCATTGAGGAATCATCAGTCAGAAAGGCTGGTGTAGCGAGGAGCGAATATGACGCAAAGAACGAGGTTGAAACCTTAAGAGAAGAATTCGCTACTCTAAGAAAGAGCTTAGAAGAAAGGAATGATGAGATTGTGAAAGCACAAACCGTTGATGTCCCAGAAGTAGATGTTTCTGAGATGAGTTGGGGAGACATTCATAACTTTGTTGCTAGGTATGAGAGGGAGTGAGATAAATGGCACGAAACTACATTAATACAATGAAAGATTTGGAAGCCGCAACCTACGGAGTTAGGGGCGGAGCAGGCGGTAATGCACTGTTAAAGAGTGCCGGTATAGTAGCCGGTTTACACACAGGGCATGGAGGTGCTGAATCATTAGGAACAGGAACAACTGCTGCTAGTGGAATTGGCTCTTTATACAACCTAGTATATGGAAAGAAAGTATGGTCAATGCTTAACCAAGAAGTTAATGCATTGGCAATGTTAGCAAAAAGACCCTACACATCTAGTGGATGGAGAATAATGACTGACCGACCTGCGGGTGGTTCAGGTAGTTTATTCAGCACAACAAATAGTGGTGCTGGAACAGGCACGGCCGCAGAAGGCGGTGCTTCTCCACGAACGGACAAGATTGGTGGTGTTCCAGAGAATGCAAAGTTAGGAACTGATTTAGTTGCTAGTGCGCCTTCTTACACCACTCTCTACACAAGCCCTAAAACAGTGGCTCATATGTTTGAGTTCTCTGAATTGGCTTTAGAGATGGCTAAGATTGACGATGGTGTTGGCGATTTGCGCGCTTTAATCCGTGAGGATATGGGCAAACATCATGCTGAAACCCAGAACAAGATGCTATTAATGCCTCTTGAAGATTATGACCAAACTGATGGTTCTGCTGTTGTTAATGTGACAGCAAACTATACTTCTTTAATGAAGATAGTTGCATCATCAGAAGAGATTGAAGCAATGGAAGATGCATCTATGATTGATACAGGAGCATCAACCACAGGTGGAATTATCAGCCAATTAGTTACGCTGTATGGAAATGCAGACAGGCAATTGGTTGGTGATGCATATAATGAATCGTTTATGGATGCACAGGTTGATTTCGGTGCTTCATATGGTTCAGGAGATGCACGACCATTAACCTTAACTATACTTAATAGTATGTTAAGGTCACTAAGAGAGAACGGCGGTTCGCCAAAGGTTATCTTAACTGGATATGATACTATTCAGCATCTAGGTGACCTTTTACAGAGCCAAGAAAGGTTCTTAGACCGTAAGGAAATTATCCCTACACACGGCGGTGTTCGTGGAGTAAAGGGTGCAGAAGTTGGATTTAGAGTTGCAACATACTATGATATCCCACTAATCCCATGTAAGGATATGCCTAAGACTGGGCTTGGTTCTAATAAACTAAGCGACCTTTTAATCTTAGATACAGACCACCTTTGGCTTTCAGTTATGAAGCCAACACAATACTTTGAAGATGGTATTGATAATGGTAATCCCTTCGGTGTTGGGACATTAGGTAATCAGGCAATGTATCGAACCATTGCTGAAACTGGATGTTCTTTCTTCAAGGGACAAGGTAAGATAACTAACATAACAAGCAGTTGAGGTGAAAAGATATGACACACGTAGTTACAATGTTAGCAGACCATAAGGGAATGACCACACCTAGAGTTCATGGTGATGAATACCTTGTGGATGCAAGCATAAATATAACAGCATACGTGCAAGGGGGGGTAACTGTAACAGCTGCTTCACTTGGTTTAAGTCGTATTAACGCTGTTTTGGTGACAGGTTGTGAGGAATTAACTCATACTGCATCAGCAGTGCTTGATACAGACGGTGCATATTTAAGCGGAACAAGCTTTAAACTTGCCCTAAATGCTGGAGCAGCCCAACAAGGCGGCACTGGTGATGAAGGCATGGTTAGAGTGCGTGTTTACGGCATACTTTGATGTTAGTAATAATGTGGCCTTTCCTCCCCTTTATGGGGAGGATTGGTCACTACAATTAAAACGGTGAGTATATGG